ATTTAGTGGAGGAATAACAATGGAAGAAGAAATCAAAAAAGCAATTACTTTACTAAAAAACAATGGATATTTTGTAACTAAAATCCCAAAAAACCTGTGCGATAATGCAAAAGAGTGTTCAGAAACAGGACACGGAGAATGTACTGATTGCAGTTGCTTTGCTTGCATTATCGGATGCGATTTTTAAAATTTTTCGGGAGAACCGAAGGAAAGAAACAGATATGATGGATGCAGTTAAAAGTGTAAGCACTATTAGAAATTTTATGGGAAATGCGGGACGTAATACGTGTAATGAATATTTGTATGAAGCCCTGAAAGATGCAGATGAAGCCCTGCAAAGGCAAATTCCACAGAAGACCAAAGAAGAAACATTTGACAAGGATATGAAAATTGGGCATGTGGTATTCAAGGCAGGAACAAAGGTACACCATTGTCCAGAGTGTCTTAGTATGGTTACTTGTTCGAATAACTTTTGCAATAGATGTGGTCAGGCGTTGATTTGGTAACTTAACATTTAGGAGGGGCAGGATGAAAAATACGGAAAGGATCAGAGCAATGACAGATGAGGAGCTGGCGCATTTCCTGGCAACAGTAGAGGCAAAATTGTATCGAGATGATTTGGACATTATTGCCTATCGTGCTGACGAGGTGGCTGACGCGCTGGAATGGCTCAAAAGAGAATCGTATTAACATTTAAAGGAGTATGCGGATGAATAGAACATGTATGTATTGTGAACATCATTATCCGGTAAGCGACAGCATTGATAGCATACATATGATCTGCATCAATGCAGAAAGCGAAAAATTATTGCAAGAGACAGGTTTTCTGGATGACTGTGAACACTGGGAAGAGGAAGATATAGAAGATTAACATTTAGGCGAAATCTAGAAAGGAATATATTATGTGGACTGATTTAAGTAGATTTAAGGTGATACATGGAGACAAGGTGCTCAATGCGGTAGCTATAGCAGAAATAAGGATGCCGGAAGGAATGGACTGGGAAGATAGGGATACCATTATTAAACCAAAAACAATTGATGTGTTGGCAATCAATGAAGATGGGAATCTGGTATCCATTATGGATGAGGCATGGACGTTTCAATTTTTGCCGATAGTATCCAATTAACAATTTTAACATTTAGGAGGAAATCGAAAGTGAATGAAGAAGAAAAGTTGGCCTATGAATGGGCCAAAAAGCAAAATTATCAATCTGTTGCGGCTCAATATGCGAGAATACTTGTTACTTACATAGATTATGTAAGCAATTTACTAGAACAGGCAGCGGAAGAAATCGAAAACACGAATGGCAGGGAGACGGTTCTTTCGGCGCAGATAAGGGATGCTTTAAGTAGCAAAACTGACATTTAGTGAAGGAGGAAATATATGAAAGCGCAAGAAGCAATAGAAATACTAAAGGGTATGCAAAGCCCATCACAGGATTATGCAGATATGGTTGGTGCTCCTGCGTGGGCATATGGATGTAGATATGTATATCCAGAACCTGAAGATTACGCCATTGAGGAAGCAATAACTGCCTTGGAAGAAAAGCAGAACCGAAGATGGATCCCGGTATCGGAGCGGCTGCCGGAAGAACAAAAATTCTATCTTGTAACAATCGCAAAAAATACAGGGGGGCATGATATAGAATACTGTTTTTATGAGTGCGGGAAATGGTTAATGATAGCGGATGGAAATAGTGAAGAAAATACCTGTTGGGAAGAAGAGGTTAAAAAAGTAGTTGCTTGGATGCCGCTACCGGAACCATACAAACCAGAATAGTATCCGGCGGCAGGCCGGGGAAAGAAGGATAGAATGAAATACAGAAAGAAACCAGTAGTGATTGAGGCGATAGAGTGGAATGGTGATGTTGAAGCTGTAATGGAGTTTATGGGAGAGCATCCGGCGTTTGACAATCCAGAAGTTTTCTACAACGAAGGTAGCATGTGTAGCATAATGATCCAAACACTTGAGGGTACGATGGAATGCGCACCATATGACTATATCATTAAGGGAATCAACGGAGAGTTTTATCCATGTAAGCCAGATATATTTGAAAAGACTTATGAACTGGTAGAAGACTAAACCAAAATTTAGGAGGATAAATCATGAATAAAAAAGAAGTGTTGGAAATAAGAAAACAGTTTACACCTGCAAATTGTGCAATCACCCGTATCTGTGGATGCTATGTAGACCACGAAAAAAATAAAAGGCTGCAGACAAAAGATGCTTTTCTCTCTCTTCCTGAAGCGGATGCATTTAAGTATTTTGATATTTTTAAAAAGACATTATCAGGGTCAATGGGACGCAATATGCTGAACATGGAATTTCCGCTGGATGCAGAGATGCCCGGAGGGACCCAGGAGTTTTTGATGAAGCTCAGGGCCAGCAAGCTGGAAGATGATATGCTTCTGGAAGCGTTTTATGACAATATTATTGAGAGTTACATATACGAAGAAAATTATTATATCGTACTGATCCATGCAATGTATGATATCCCAGGAAAATCATCCGACAATCTCGAGATGTTTGATGCCTCTGATAATGTATACGAATATCTTCTGTGCAGTATATGTCCGGTAAGCCTGTCAAAGCCCGGTCTAAGCTATGATTCACAGGATAACCGCATACATGATCGCATCCGTGATTGGATCGTGGAGATGCCGGATAAAGGTTTTCTGTTTCCAGCGTTTAATGATAGAGGTACCGATATACATAGCGTGCTGTACTATACCAAGAAATCAGCGGATTTGCAGGAATATATGATTGATACTGTACTGGGGGCGCGGATACCAATGTCTGCGGATACGCAGAAGGAGACATTCCAAATGCTGATTGAAGATACTCTGGGTGAAGACGGGGATTACGAAACTGTTCGCAATATCCATGAAGCACTGATTGAGATGATAGAAGAACATAAGGAAGAACCGGAGCCTCTAGCGCTGGATAAGACTGATGTGAAAAAGATATTTGAACAAAGCGGTGTTCCTTCAGAGAAGATGGAAGAGTTTGATAAGAACTTTGATGAAACGGCAGGAGAAAAGACTTCTCTGCTGGCCGCGAACATTGCGGAGACTAGAACGTTCAATATCGAGACACCGGATGTGATTATTAAGGTCAATCCGGAGCGCATGGATCTGGTGGAAACAAGAGTGATCGACGGCAGGCAGTGTCTGGTCATTGCGGCAGATGACCATATTGAGGTGAATGGAATTAATGTGCGGACTATGAAAGCCGGAATATAGAAAGGAGAACATTCATGACAACGAATGAGATAATTATGATTATAATATGCACGATCTGGTTGCTGCTTATCCTTGCAGACACAATACTGAACATACTTGCGAAGCGCGCGTACCGTGAATACTGCCGGATTATAAGCGAGCAGAACGAAATATTTAAGCAGCTATTATTCGGGAAAAAAGGCAGGGATAATTGAAACCGGAAGTAGGGAGCCGGTGGATTGGGTGAGTGAACGTTGAAAAATAAAAATTCAGGAGGGAACATGAATCATAAAAAAGCAAAAAGAAAGGCTGACGATGTCAGAAGGAAGGATATGAAGCATATGGCGGAGGATGCTCCTGACAATAAGGCTACAAAGTGGTTCAGGCGCCCAGCGTACCAGGCAGGGAAGATGGTACAGGAGCAGGGAGAGCAGATGGAAAAGGAGCGCGAAACGGTGGTGGAGTATGTGGCAAGAGTATGCAAAGAAAAGGAGAATGATGCCAGTGCAGGAAAATAATGTGAAGGAGCAGACCTGGCAGGACAATCAAAATAAAAAAGATTACCTGAATGGGTATCTTGCGGCAAAAAGAAAAGAGAAGATGACTCTAGACCAGATACAACAGCTTAGACTTAATGAGATGTGTCCGTCTGTAAAGTATGATGATATGCCACACGGATCCAATATAACCGACATGTCTGGTTATGCTGTTAAGATGGATGAGCTTATGGAGGAATTAGAACGAGACCGCCTAAATGCTATCGAGAAGTATACGGAGATATACCACAAAATCAAGTTGGTGGAAGACGAACGTGAGCGGGAGATTCTTACATACCGGTATCTGCTTGGGGAGAGATGGGAAATTATTTGCGGGATTATGGGATTAAGCTGGAGAAGGATTCATCAGATACATGCAAAATCTTTGAAAAATTTCAAAATTGCATAGAATTGCACACGGTAAGTATGATATAGTTATTCTAGAACGATTGGATCAATTGTTCGGTGGTGTTTTCTCAAGACACAGCCGTTTACCGGCAGGATAGAAGACAGAGCCCTTGGGGCATTAATAAGTATCATCCTTGAGATAGCCATACATATTATGGCTGAAAGGCTCTCCGTTATATAGCGGGGAGTCTTTTGTATATAATGGGACATAGCTCAGCGGCTAGAGCAACTGGCTTATATCCAGTGTGTCACCGGTTCGAACCCGGTTGTCCCTATTCGGAGCATAAGACAATATAATCTGCCTCTTATAGATGGGGACGACATCGGAGATCCGATGTGCAGCGGGACGCCGGGATTATATTGCAGCTCCAAGAATGACGGCAATAAGTGTTGCCTGGTATCCGGGCCTTAAATGGATTGGTGCACATCCGGCTTATTGCGGCTCCAAAATATGAAGGCAGTAAGTGTTGCCTGCAGAGCGGGCCTTAAATGGACTACGCGTGTCCGGCTTATTGCAGTCATAAAAACCTTGCCACGATTTCCCTTAAAATACCAGTGCCAATGCCGGCTGTGAACCGATAAGGCAAAGGGGAAAGCCTACGGGTGAGAAAGCATTGG